TGGTTGCGCTGGTGGTGGCATTGTTGGTGTCGGCATTGGTGGTGGCATTGTTGGTGTCGGCATTGGTGGTGGCATTGTTGGTGTCGGCATTGGTGGTGTCGGCATTGGTGGTAGCATTGGGTAAGGAAAAAAGCTCATTGGTGGCAGCATAGGCCTAGCAGTCTGACCGCCGCTATCCCTTCCTCCTTCTCTATCTTCTCCAATACCTATGTACCGACCCATATCACCGTCAAGTCTATTTTGCTGTTGTGCAGCGACCTGCTCTTCGTAATTTAGAGGTGAAGGGGGGCGTCCCTGCATCCCGGCTAGTGGCTGCGGACCCATTAGTGAGCTTAAACCTAAACCAATTTGTGTTTTACCAAGACCGGGATCACCACCACTATTAGGGGCTGAAAATTCATAAAAAGGTGATAGTGGTGCAGGACTCACCGGGGGCTGTTGGACCACAGGATTAGTAGAAGCCTGATTAAGACTATACAAAGAATCGTAAAGAGCCATTATTTTTTCCTTCTATCTTGCACTACTGTCTTTTTTAGTTTACGTTTAGACGGGGGCTTTGAAACCTGCTGCCTAATACTAGAACGATTAGTCATAACTGTTACCAGTTACTTGACCACCTGACATTCGATAAGTAATTGGGCCACCTTTTTTATAGCCCTTTACTTTACCACCGGCTTTAGCATATCCCATTTTATTGCGAACTGGAGTAGGAAGCTTTGCTAGGCCGGGATTGTTTACAGCTTTAAGAGAACCACCCATATTCTTTTTCATTACTTTACCGCCACCCATCCTCTTAGGTTGATTCTTCATATCATAAGATACATCTCCAGAGATAAATACTTCAGGTTTAAGATTATTTGTTTTAATTTTATTATTTTGTGAAACTTTTGGTTTACGTTTAGGTCTAGGTGCAGTTACTACTTTCTTTGCTTTTTTATCACTAGCAGTTTCTTTAGGAGTTCCTTTTATCTTCTGAATAGTTTTACGCATTTTACCACGTTCAACCTCTTTCATATTTTTAAAACTTTCAGCACCAGTCTTAGACATTTGATCATAAGCAATAGGTCCAAGAAGAGCAGCTATTCCAATCGGACTTGTAGGTAATTTTTTACCATATTTAGAAAGATTAACTGTTTTATTTCTAAGTCTACCATCTTTACGAGATCGGGCTGTAACAGTAGAAACTTTGTTACCAGTACTTTTACCTGTCCCTAGTCGCCCTTTATCTTTAGGGTCTTGCTTTACAGTCGCTACATTCTTTATACTACGAGGTTTATCTATATCCTTTTTAAGAATTTCCATTCTTCCACGAGTTTTTTTACCCGCTTGATATCTGTTATCTTCTTGGATTGGTCCACCTTTTTTGTAACCCTTTACTTTACCGCCATCAAATTTTTTAACTATGGGAGGTTTTGTTAATGCTTTCATTAATTGTTCTCTAGTAGAACCTTCTAAACTAGTAGGATTTTGAATACCATGCCGTTCCATAACAGCAGTTTTTAATTCTCCCATAGTCATTGGTTTTGATTTTTTTTGAGTAATAATTGTAGGTGTAGATGTGTTAGGCATTATGGACTCCCCGGTGTAATTGTATCAGGACCACCAGCAGGTGAGGCAGCAATTGCCATGTCATCCTGACGTGTCCTTCTAGCTTGGTTTCTTAGTGTAATAACTGCTGCTTCATATTGAGTTTGCCATGCAGGAACTGTAGTCCAGTCCTTCATGTACATAGTAACTTCCATCATTGCAGCATAGAACAAAGCGTCAAAACAATAGTTAGTAAAATAATTTGCTGTAGTAACACTTGTGCCTGTAGCAGAAGCCAAGGCCAATGGTTGTGAAGCTGTTTGTACTTCTCCTGTTAAAGCAGATACAGGAGTTGGTACTATAAATATAGAACTGTTATTCTTACGTGCATAATAACGTGGCTCACCTGTAGAAGCACTCACAGGCCAGTAGTCATTACAGTATTCAATTGTCCTCTGAAGTAAATTAACTTTACTTCCAGCACTTGTTGTGAAATTTACATTACGAACTATTCGTACTCTATCTCCAAGAGATACAACTGCATTACTAGCTGTAAATGAGAAAGAAGTATACTCATCCAAACCTGCATCATCAATATCTTTTGTTAGACGTAGCTCTGCTCTGCTAATGAAATTAGGTATCTCATTAGTAAATTCAGTACCATCATTCTCAGAGGTATTAATTAAGGCTGTTTTTAAATCAGAGTATGTAGACATTGTTAGCCTACATATAATGTAATAGTTGGGGCCATAGCAGCGGCACCTGAAGTTGCAACGCTTACAATTCCAAATACGCCTACACCCATATCTCCTATGTAAGTATCTTGTGAATCAAGTGCAGCAACACGGTATCTAATAGCTGTACCTACCGCTGTCTTATTCGTAATCTGTTTAGTACCTTTAATAATAATATCTCCAACAATTGTGGAGTATACGTGCATAGCCATAACACGGGTATGTGAGGGCGTAGGATTGCTTCCTGTGCCTTCATCTCCAAGTGTTAGGCCGCTATCTACATAGCGAAACCCTGTGATAAGAGCACCGTCTGTACTTACATTCTGTGCTACTTTAATATTTGTTGTCATAATAACTCCCTTATAAGTATGAGAGAGGTAGCTTTACACTACCCCTCTCAACTATCTTATTAGCCAGCAGAACCGTACCAGCTACGCCAATCAGAGACACCGAAGCTGTAACGCTCACGGGCTTTGAATCGCAGATTGCCGGTATCAAAATCAGGCTCCATTTTAGTCTGAAGCGGAGAACGGACGAACATCTTCGTTCCATTCGGCACATCAGTCTTAACAAACCACGCATCAGTATCAGTGAAGCGACGGTTAATGTAGTAGCCTTCAGGGACCATACCCATGTTACGAATAGCGTTGATAGCATTCGTATTGGGGTTGGCACTGGCTGCACTCGTTCCGGTGTTGCCGGGGCTGCTGAGAATCTTATCAGCAACGGCCCAGTAATCAACGGGGATATGCAAAGAAACTACAGAAGCACCAATCAGAATACCACGATCATCTTTGGTTTTCTGAGCAGTAGTTAGTGCAGTCTCAAGGGTTGCTTCTGACAGATCAGCCGCACCAAGAAGGTTTGACTGGAGACCATCAGAAATGGTTGGATGAGAAGCAGAGAAGAATGCAGCACCGTCACCAATGGTATCAGAGAAACCATTGTTGTAGATGTTTGCAGCTTTAACCTGCTTGGTGTTAGCCATCGCCCGTGCAAGACCTTTCGCACGAAGTTTGGCAAACGTATCATACAGGTTATCTTCCATTGCTTCTTCGGTGACAGCAAAGGCAAGAGCTATCGTCTCAGCCGTATAACGGGCTGAATAGCTTTCCTGTGCGTCATCATAAGAAACAGAAGCTCCTTCACCCTTAGTGGGTGCAGTACCGAAACCAGTGAAGAGTACTTCTTCTTCAAAGGCACGATCTGAGTTTTCTACTTCGAAAAGAGGTTCATGTTCATTATTAACCTCTCCATACTCCATTCCAAAAACAGCGTTTAGACCGGGAAGGAGTTCTTTGCTAATACTAGCTCTATTAATAGCCATAATAATTCCTTCCTATTAAGCTGTTGATGCCGTAGCGCCTACAAAGCGATCACGGTGATGGTTGAGCCATACTTCAACGATTGGATACGCATCCGAATCTTTCTCGTCTGGGTATTTAGCACGACCAATTACACGAACCGCAGCAGAAGATTCTACGCCTGAAGCTCCGTCAAGATAGTAACTGGACTGACCAGTCACTGTACTTCCCGAAGCAGCAGTAGAACTTACTGTTACATTGTAGTTGCGAACAATTGCCAACTCAGCCGCTGAAAGCGACAAAGATGCTTGGATGTAATACGTCTGATCTGGATCAGTGATTACAAAGAATTTAATATCCGTGGCACTCAAGCCCCCGTTCCAATAGCGGGAAAACTTCTGCTCTCCATTTTCTACATATTGACAGCCCATGAAAACCCCTGAAGGTTTCAGAGTTGCCGCAATGAAAGGCGAAATCGTTGCAAAGTTTGCACCCGGAAGAACTACCGGATCGCCTGTGAAAATGTTATTAGAGGGCGACTGAGCCTGACCCGTTGAGGTCAACGTAATCATGTCAGTCACGGCTTCGTTATTGTAGCCACCACTCTTTTTACGAGCAGGAATGAAACCACGAAATGCTTTAGTAGTAGACATTGTTTCATCTCCTTGTTA